CTTTAGGACTCGCTGGCCCTCTCGAAACTATAAAGAATTAAAAGACATTCAATGGGGGACACAATTTTATGCGATACTGTAGCGATCTGATGCAGTTACAAAGTTTGCAGCAAATTGAGTCGAGTCAGGGAAAAACCTTAGTTATAGATTTGGGAGCTAAGTATGCTAGAACACATTAGTTACTTCCTTTAGTAGATTACGTTCCTGTGAGACCTAACTTAGACTAATACGACAACACCTATCATCAAAACAATGAGCAATAGTATGAGTTAGACAGGATAGAATAATCTAGGCTGAAACCTTTGCAAAAACATCCTTTGACTGGAGTTACTTAGTTCATAGACGCTTTCCGCGCTGAAAAATATCTGAGATTACATTTTGGCAACTTACACTTTGATATTATCAGCGGAGATTATCAAAGTATTCACATATTAGTCAATGATGTGCACTATTACTTGTAGGATTTAGATTTCAATATCACTGGCACTAATGTCTTTGTTCAGGTCTCAGGCATAGACTTCTACCCTATTCCAGGAAAGTACAATTTGCCAGGTAGAGAAGGTTGTTACACCATTAATGAAAAACAACAAATTATGATGAACTGTAGAAGTAGTGGAAGAGTCTACTAGCATTAAAATGTGTACCTAAAAGATCAATAAGCAGTAAATAGAATTATACCTCTAGGGTGGATTAATTATTTCTAAGCAACCTTAAACATACAAGGAAGATAACGCCCATTTGCTTAGATGCCTGCTACTCCTACACATGGTTAATAGTACAATGTGTAAGGAACTTTTTTTCAAGAACTACATTGATCAAGTAGGATAGCAGAACCAGACACTATTTCGCAGTACTTACGATTCTTATTCCCGGGATAGTAGCAGGGTATACTAATTTTATGGAGAATGTTGGCAAGATGAACATTTCCGCGACTCACTGGGGTCAGATGTACTCTCGTTGAAAGTTACATCTAGTGTCAGGAAGCTAGAATTTTCTCATCAACCTCTAGAATCTTACATGGATATTATCAAGAGGCACTTAGGTATGGGATAAAAGAGGGATTTACAACTCAACAACGTGAATATGCTTGTAAACGGTTACAGTTAAAACGTAGAATAGATGAATGAGAAATATGACTTGCAAAGTTTCTTTAACATGAGCAAGATCAACTAATAAATGGTGATGTTGGAAAATTAAGTCCACAACAAGGTGATTAATAACAAATTAGTGAAGAGTCAAAACATGGTAGAACTGTAAGATTACTTCGT